TTATTTACGAATCCAAGGTAGACCAGAAGCGTAAAGAACTTGTGGTTAGTAAGTCTGACTTTGGTGTTACTGAGTTGTTTGACGCTGCTCTATCTATCGTTGAGGCAGTAAAGAACGACACTCCACCTGCTTGTAACGTTAACAACGGCACGATGTGCAAGAAGTGTGAAGTGTACAGTGACAATTAATATGCGTTTGGGAGATAGTGCTAACTTGGCGTTAGATACTATGCGTAGTCAAGGATTTGGGATTGATACTGAGTTTGAAGGTATCATTCCAGATATGCCTTTTGATATTACTGACCTTGATGATTTGGGTGTAATGAGGTTATGGCAAGAGTACAACGCTTACTTATCTTTTATCCTTGCTCAGGTTACTGTAGCGGCTATGGATGAGTCGTCTGCTAAGAAGCAGTTGGACCTTATTGAGGCAGAGTTTACGGCTAAGCATACTCAACCTAAAATGACCGTAGCCGCTATTAAAGCTTTGGTAGCCGTAGAGGATACGGTTCAGGAGGCTGAGTACAGGTATGAAGTTCAGCATAACTACCGCAAAGGTATGGAGATGCTTCATATTAACGTTGAGCGTGACTGTGCTTTTATTAGCCGTGAGTTGACTCGCCGTACGTCTGGTAACTTCAGCCGAGTCAGTAAGTTCACAACCTGATGTGCGATTACAGTAGCCAAGCGGCTATCCGTAAAGAGGCACTAGCAGACATGATTCGTATTGCTGAAGAGGCTGGGTTGTATGAAGATGAGCCTACCCTTGATGAAGCAGTTGAGGCTGTTAAGCGTGTGCGTGAGTTGCACAAAGAAGTGGATGCCAACGACAGTGTGTGTGGTGACCCTGACTGTTGTGGAGAGTACATTGAGGACTGGACTATGTGTCAAGACTGCTACTCAGACTACCCTTGTCCAACTATCAAAGCATTAGACGGTGAGCAAGAATGAGTGACAAAATTGAAACTATTGACGTCGGTGAAGTGAACTGGAACGCAACTGCTGTTCAGTACATGGAACTAAACAAGCAAAAGACTGAAGCCATCCAGCGTGTGCGTGAGTTGCATGCACGAGAAGAAGAAGATGCTGAGTCCTATGAGATTTGTGATTACTGCTGTATGCTGTATCCTTGCCCAACTATCAAAGCGTTAGATGGTGAGCAAGAATGATAGATGATGTAGATGTTTCTAATTGCCGTAGGCACGGCGGTCGTGCCGCTATTATTAATTGTTGGGAATGTTACGCCGAGGTTGCAGAAGATAATGAGTAGAGATACCGCTAAAAAACGAGAAGAATTGTTGGCTCAATATGGCCCCCAGTCTCGTAAAAAGAAAGCACAGCTTCCAACCTATTTAGAGATTCAGCGTAGACATTTAGAGCGTCATCCAAATGTGAATGGTAACTGCGGTATTTGTAAAGAGCTTATTGATGGGGTTGAGCAGCCTCAAGCTTACCCTTGTGCTTCCTTACAGAGAGTTGGACTGGGAAGTGCCTAATCCAAAAATTTGGGGTTCACCAAATCTTAAAGGCGCAGTAGCCATAGGAATTGACCAGTCTTATTCTGGCTTTGCTATTACTGCTATTGATGCCGTTGGAAATTACTACACGGAGGTAAAAAAACTTGATGGAACGGGTGTTGAAAGGCTTCATAAAGCTCGGGCTTTTATGCTCGGCTTTTTGGATACTTTCATTGTGGAAGCCATTGCTATTGAAGGTTATGCGTTTGGAAGCCAAATGGCTAATATGGCTGGCGAACTGGGTGGAATGATACGTTTAGCTCTTTTTGACAAATATCGGTTTCAAACAGAAGAGGCCGCTTTTCCTTTAGTAGTCCCACCTACCAGCTTAAAGAAATACATTACTGGTAAAGGACGAGTAGATAAAAACCAAATTTTGTTGGCTGTTTACAAAAAGTGGGGCGTAGAGTTTACTGATGATAACGCTGCAGATTCTTATGGCTTGGCCAGAATTGCTCGCAATGCTCACGACTTTGAATATGAAAAAGAAGTGTACGATAAGCTAGTTTCACCGTGATTTTGTTCGGTTAATACCCCATACTAGATGTAACAACCGTTCTATTATACGAGGTATTTAAATGTCAGAACTACCAGAGGACCAAGTGCTAAAGGTAAGCGCTGGTTCAAACCCCCAATCCGTTGCATCCGCTATTGCTCATAGCATTTACGACAACAAGACGTGCAAGCTCCGCGCAGTTGGTGCAGGGGCCGTAAATCAGGCTGTAAAAGCTATTGCTATTGCCCGAGGGTACACCGCTCCTCGTGGGTTAGACCTTAAGTGTATTCCTGGTTTTGCTAGCATTGAGAGCCACGATGGCACTATTTCAGCCATTGTTTTTGTTATTGTTTCAGACTGATTTATTGCAAATTTTCATTTAGACTTTACTAAGGTACCTATCTATTAATGAGGTTTTATAATGTCGTCAGTTAATCCTAGCCCTTTGGCTCCAGTTCCTGGTAATGCTATCCCAGATAGTGCTTATCCAGTTGCTGTATCTGCTGAAAACTCACACTACACCACACTAATGGCTCGTATGCATTCTAAGGCAAATGACCCCGCTTTCCAACCTTACGCAAACCGTACTTATGCCCCAAAAGAGCGTTGTGGTGCCTGCTACGGTGTTCAGGTAGGTTTTGAGGCACACACTGCTCCAGAAGCAGGTGCAACTCTAGCAAATGGTCGTATTTTTTCGGCTGCTACTAACCGTAGTGCTCCTAACTTCTACCAGGGTGCTGTAGACCATAACTAAAAACATTTAGCCGAAACCCCGTCCTTTTTTGGGCGGGGTTTTGTCGTTTCTTCGTCGTATAGTATGCTAATCTAAATCAATCGGCTACTACTTAGGAGAACAAATGATTGCTGATATATTGCAAGAGCATTTAGAAGGAAAGCCAAAACATTCAAAGTGTCTAGTTGGTAAATGGCTAGATGAACAAGATGAAAAAGTCAACGCTTTGTTTGACCAACTTAAAGCAAAACCAAACATTAATCTTGCAGGGCTTTATCGTGACTTGCGCTCCTCAGAGATTTTATTTCAGTTAACAACTTTTAAGACCCATATGAAGGGTAATTGCACATGTCCAAAAGCGTAGACCTACTAGATATTTTATTTGAAGCGCTAGCAGACCCACAGGTAGATACGTCTACCCCACTTATTCAAGCTAAGGCTGCAACTTTACCTAAGTTGTCAAAGGCTAAAGTAAAAAATAAGAAAAAGAATGATTGGAAATTAGCAGTAGCCCTTCCTGATACTCAGATTGGCTTCCGTAAGTACGAAGATGGGACGCTAGACCCGTTTCATGATGTACACGCTATCAATGTAGCTATGCAGGTTGTTGCTGCCCTAGAAGCAGAATATGGGGTTGACAAGATTATCAATCTTGGCGATACCCTAGATTTGCCTATGTTTGGTAAGTATGCTACAGAGCCTACATTTGAAGGTACTGTAAACCTTTCCCTAAAGGCTGCTCATGACTATATTGCTAGCCAGCGGGCTTTTGCACCTAACGCTGAAATTGTCTACATTGACGGTAACCACGATTGCCGACCTACTCGGTATATCACGGCTATGGCTAAGAACTTGTCAGAGGTACGTCAGGTAGGGGCGCTAGACCCAATCATTGGTATTCCACATCTACTTAATCTGAAGAGCATCGGAAACGTAACTCACGTCTCTGGCTATCCAGCAGATAAGTATTACATTAACCCACGTCTCGTGGCTCGTCACGGTTCAGCAGCATCCAGCAATGGGTCTACTGCGTTGAAGCACGTTAGTTCTAATCACCATGAATCTACAATCTATGGGCACTCACATCGTATGGAATTGTTATACAAGACTCACGATACTAGCGGTGGAGCGATTCAGAATGGTGCTTACAGTCCAGGCTGTCTATGCCGTATTGATGGTGCGGTACCCTCTTACAAGGGTGGTACGATGCTCAACTTGCACCCAGTAAAGCAGTACGAGAATTGGCAACAAGGTATTGGTGTCATTTGGTACAAGGATACTGGCGAGTTTACCATTGAGAACGTGCACATCATGGATGGTTGGGGCGTATATTCTGGTACAGAGTTTAGGTCAACTATTCGGTAAATTAACCGTAAAATAGGGGTATGCCTCAAGCTCATCAGAATGTACAAAACTTAGGCGCCAGTGGCTTATACGGTACTAATACCACTTTTGGTGGCGGTGGTCAGCCTGTAGCTCGTGGTGACCTTGATTTTCTACGTCTTGGTGTCGGACGCGTACCTTCTGCAGAGTACCCCGATGGCTATCTAGGCACTATTCGTTCACGTCGTGATGACCGAGGACGTCCTTCAAGCACGTCAGACACAGTTTTGAACAGCATGAAGCAGCGTCTAGGTCAACGTGGGTATCAGCGCGGTGTGCATAGAGGCGAACGTATTGACCCTAGTGATTACTACTATCCAACTGAATTAAGCCCTGAGCGTGGTATTCAGCGCCAAATGAAAGCTAAATATGATGGGCAGGTTTGGCAAACTTTGCGTTATGTGGAGAACCAGATGCTTGTACCAGCCCCTCATTTGCCTAACGATGGTAAAGCTGGTCCTAATGTTCGTAGCGACTCGCCATACGCTATGAATGAAAAGCGAGTATCTCAGTTGTCCAATATGCGCCCAAGCTGGAGGTAACAATGCCTGAATCACCTAAAGATAGAGGTTCTGACGATAGTCGTACCCCTAACCTTAATCCCGCAGATTTTGGTATTAGTGAGCGTGAATCCCGTGAGATGCAAGGTCGTGCGCTAGGGGAGCATATCTTTGATGGTTTGGAGATGGCTTTAACTGGTGAGAAGGGCGGATTTAAGATTGCTGCTCAAGCTGATGCGCTACGTAGAATGCGTAGTTTTCCATCACATATGGTTAAGACTGATGAAGATGGTGACCCCTATGTGGAGCATAAAACAGGTAAATGGACGTCTACTTGGCATGGCGGTATCTATATTGACCATACTCATGATAAGCACGGAACTTTAGATTGTACAAATATTAGTCATCCTGACCCTAAGGTTAATGGTCCAATTGATATGGACCCAGAAAAGTTTATTCGCGCACATAATGAGCATCTACAGCGTGTATCTGACGTATATCCAAAGGAATACCAGTAATGGCTGGTAATAGTGAAAATAACAAGGGTGTTCTTTGGGTTCCTAAAGAAGGGAAAACGCCTGGAAAAGTTATAGGTGTTGATATTGACCCACATCCACTAAAAGTTACTCGTCGTTTACGCAATATTTATTTAGCCGCAACAGATTCTGAAAAAACTTTTGGTTCCCAATGGTATGACAGGGTACACGAAGCTACAAAGTCTGCGATTAGTGGAACCAGTATTGATATGCGAACTGGCGCTGGAATTGTGGCCGCGGTTTCTCCTAATATGGATTGGGAACGAGACAACATCGCAGCTTTTGATGAACTAGCTAAGTTAACACCCGAACATTGGTTGCATATCCATGCTTCAGCAAACCAACCAAAAGTTTTAAACGAAAAAGGTGAACTTGTATCACCTCCTAGGTCACAGGCTGCTACTGAAGTTTTACATGGAAAAAGTATTAGTAAGGCCACAGACGCTAATTTGGTTAAAGCGTATCGTTTGATGCATGGGAAAGAAGATGTTGAGGATGTTCTTTCTAGAAGGACTGCACCTAAAACAAATTCTTTTGCAAGAAATATTGGGGACCCCAAAAATAGTAGAAACGTAACAATTGATGGTCGTTCATCAGATATTATTACAGATTCTATGCGCCCATGGACTAGCTCTAGAGGTATTAGTTCTGCCGCCCTTCAAAGTGGAAACGAAACTCGGTATGAATCTTATGAACGTCATCATCAACGAGTTGCTGATTCTTTAGGTATTAGGCCTCTTGAACTACAGAGTGTTAAATGGGTTGTAGGAAAAAGAATTGAGCGCGGTTTTGATGAAAATAGGGTTCAAGGAGATGCCCGTAAGGGACAGTCTTATCAAAAGCGATTAGATTCGTTTGGTGATGGTTTACGTAGCTGACGGAGCATATCACGCAGGCCAGGTTCCATGGAAAGCAAGCGCATTTGTTCATCGTCACTAATTGCGGATAGGGCTAATTCAAAGTATTCAGACAGACGCGCATACTGTTCATTAGTTAAAATATAAGACATATAGATATATTAGCATAGGAGGCCTAAGTGCCTAATACCCCTAGTGGTGTGTATAGCAATCGTCCTTGGGTGGCTAAACCAGAAGCCGCCTACCCTCCTCAAGCTTACATTGGCCCATTTCCTAGTAATCAGGAACAGATGTTATCGCAGGCTTTACAGACGTGGACTATGCCTGCTGACGCTATCCAGCAGTATGTGCGACCTAATTTGCCTCAAATAGAGCTATTTCCAGATAAATATGGTTATAACACCCGTGAATACAGCATAGAAGATATGATTGAGTTGAATGTCCCGATGACGGAGCGGGTGGATACAGCTAATCCTGCGGCTCAAGCACAGAGTTCGTCTAGAAATACGTTAGGTTATGGTGTCTAATGATTGCAAGTGGTTCCTCAACAAATGGTGGCGCTACCTTAGCGTCGCCTACACCTAAACCATCACCTGGCCCAACTCCTACACCCCCTGTTGGTGGCGCTACGGGTTCAGCTACACAGAACCGTACAACTGCAGGCGCAGGTCCTGCACCATTTAACGTTCCTACCCCAAAAACAACGACACCACCTTATACAGGACCTTCCACTACGTATAATGGTAAACCGTTATTTGGTAATAGCTTTCCTAATTGGGGAGTGGGCAATGCTGGGTCCGTTTCAGGTAAGCCTTGGAGTCAATATCAAACTCCTGGGTACAGGGCGCCTCAACCTACTGTTCCTGTAAGTGACAGTAACCCACTTCCTACAGGTATTGTAAAAAGTCCACAATTTGTTCCGCAAAGATTTGGGATTAATACTCCACTTGGGTCAGTTCCAAACACTGCTACAATCCCTCAAATTATGAATCTTAGCCCAGGAGATATACATAACCTTCGTCCAAATCTTAATAACGGACCTATTACTTCGGCTAACACTGCTGATGGCACTTATTTTTCAACGGATAGGGGAGTGTCTGGCTCAACACCTAATAAAAGAGGGTATACTAATGCACAGCTAGTTGCAGCTGCTAATGAAGCGGTAGGCGGTGCGAGGGTTCCTGGAACCCGCGGTGCTACATTGAATCAGGTTGCACAAGCTGCTTTTGCTCGTAAAAATAATGACAGGGATAGGCCGTTGCCTAATCCATTCCCGCGGGCTATACACATTGCAGACCAAGGATTTACTTACGGTAACTCATATTCACAAGGTGCACCAGGACCTGGTGAGTCTGCAGATGCATACAATATGTCTAACCTACATAATGATTATACTCCCCCAACTCAAACATCTCGGGCCCCTTTATTTTTAAATAGCGCCGCAAGAGCTGCGTGGAATCCAAGGGATGCGTACTTAAATCCCACAACGGTTGCGCAGTAAGTGTGGTTAAGTAATGGCTATTAATCCAGGTTTAATGACTGATGCGACTGGCGAGGGAATGTCTGGGGCAGAAGATGTTTCCTTAGTTGCCCAACAAAATATGAAGAAAACCCTCTACAATGGTAGTAAAGGGTGCACTAAGTGCGGTGTACTTCTTGACCCATTTCAGGCAATGCATACTGAAAAGTGTTCACCTTGCCATAACCGAGATGCAACCGAGCACGTTAGAAATAGGATGGCCCCTAAATGACAGTTCCATATCGTCGTTCCCCAAACGCTGAACTTAAAGAAGGTAGTACTGACGGCAAGTATCGTAAGCGCCGCCCTAACACTACTGTTGCTCAGGGTATGGGCGACCAGACCGTTGTAGCTAATCGCGCAGGTCTACATCCATATATGAATTATGGTTTCATTAATTCTGAGGAAACTAATCAAGTAAATCCAGGAGCATAATAATGTCCAAATATAATTACTGCGATGGATGCGGCACCGAAACAAAAGATGCCTTACAAATGCGACAAGGTGCCGCTGGCGGCACTGAGTTGTGTAAAAGTTGTACAGATGGTTATGACCAAGATGAGTTACGACATGAACAAAGCTATGATGAGCCAAGTCATAGTACTTGTGAGTCTTGTGGAACTACTGAACCTACGGATGATTGGCATAGATTCTATGGTTCGTGCGGATACTGCGTACAGGATGTAAGCCCTGAGCATAGGCCAGACCAGTCAGATAATCAATCTGCAGCTACAGCCTTATCACACACTCTACAGGCTCCGCCTGACCGTGCAGGGGACCAGAATCGTAGGCCAGGGTACTAATGGCTAGTAACCCTAATGTTGATGAGCGTGGGTACTTAAAGCCAGGTGCCCCAGGTACTGGGGCTCCGCCAAGTACAGATATGACGCGTCAAGAGCATATTGAGTACCGACGCCCCGTTACTGAAGCACGTCACGCCCGTGAAGCTGGTGCAGCTCACGTTGAGCAATCTTGGCGTCAACGCGCAGCTGGTGAAGAAATTGCAGAGTCATCATTACCTGATGGTGCTGACCCAACAGATACCCCATACGGTGCTACTTGGGACCCTGCCTCAGCAGAAATTCGTATTGGCCATACTTTAATTGACCCTACAACTAAGCGTTTTGTCCCTAATCCACAGTATTATGAAGCAGTTCGTTCAGGGTTTATTAAGATGCGAGGAGCTTCAGTTTCCCCACAGTTTGCAAAGACTGCCCAACAGGCACATTCCGAAGCGGCTAAAAAGCGCCGTGGAGGTTGGAAAACAAGGTCAAACGACTAAAAACTTATCAAGTTGACTTTGTGGTAAACTTGGTGTATGGATTTTAGCGGAGCAATTGATTTAGGCGCAAAAGGTAATGCAGACGAACCGATGATTCGTGTGCTGGTTTGCCGTAACTGTAAAACGATTGAAGAGTTACCAGATTATGATGGTGACCCAGCTACAGATACATTGCTAAACATTCTTGTAGCTAAGCACCAAAAACCTGTAGAACATATTGGTCTGCTTATGAAGTTTCCCTTCAAGTATTGGGCTGTTCCTAAGATTCAGGAAGAGATTGTAAAGCAGATTAGGGGCGGTTCTGAAGGTCTAGACGCCTTCCAGACCAACTTCTACGCTACCAAGAATCAGTTTGCTGAAGACTCAATGCGTTGTTACGCAGAGCACAACCGTCCCAAGGGCCAGTGCGCTGACTATAAATCTGATAAAAAACTACTCAAACCTGATACGGATGCAGAACGCAAGGATGCGGGTCTAGAAAAAGCAGGTTCTACAGGCCCAAAGGTGTATTTATGCGATTTTTGCCCTGTTAAATCCTTCAATATGCAGAAGCATAATGAGCAGAAGGGCCTGTATAAATAGGAACTAGGGAGTAGAATAGATTTACACCCTATAGTAAGGCGATACCTATGTATATAGAACTGTACTGTTCTTGCACCGCTACTATCCAAGTAGATGTAGATGTTGATAGAGAAGATGCCGCATTACTTTTAGTTAACCGTTTTACTACAGCTCATGTTCAGTGTGGTTTTATGACACCGTTAATGGAAGAATTACCTAATCCTAAAAAACGATTTAACATCAACATTGCGCAGGATAAGGACATTTAGTGGATTACTACGAGGCGTTAGTTAAAAATGCACAAGAAGTAGAAGTTGAGCCTGGAGAGAGTTCATATTTTAGTGAACCTAATAAAAAATTAGACCCACGTATTTTTAGTGACAATAATTTACGTCCCGTTGTTCGTAACGCAATACTAACATTGTTGATTAATCATTTAGAGCTTGGATATAACGAACCAACCGCATGGGCTTCAGCTTATTTGGCTGGTTCAGGGGTTTCGTATCAATGGAGCGCTAATCGTGAACCAGCAGACCTTGATTGTTTGGTTGCAGTAGATTGCATAAAGTTTCGTCAAGCTAATAAAGAATATTTAGGCTGGAGCGATAAAGAAATCGCAGACGAAATTAATCAAGGGTTTAAAAATGAATTGCATCCACGAACTCATAATTTTATGGATACATTTGAGCTCACATTTTATGTGAATCTAGCCCCAAGTATTGAGGCCATCAAACCTTATGCAGCATACTCAATCACAAATGATACGTGGGTCGTTCCCCCTGTAGAGCAAGAAGCACCATTTCATCCAGATTGGGATGTAGCAACTGAACGAGACGTAACACATGCAACTACTATTGTTAAGCGTTATGCGACCGCTTTAGACCAAGTTAAACAAGCAACTAATACTGCAATGCGGTTAAACGCTGAAACCATGTTGTCACATGCAGTGTTGCAAGGTTCAGCATTGTTTGAGGATATTCACACGTCTAGAGGTGCGGCGTTTAGTTCAAGTGGACAAGGTTACTCAGATTATTCTAATTATCGTTGGCAAGCTGGCAAACGTTCAGGAATTGTACAGGCTATGAAAAAACTTCACGACGTTAAGCATTTAGCCGAAACTAATTTTTCTACACAGACTTACGGTATGGAATTACCAGATGCGGCTGCTTTAATTCGTCGCGCTCATCACTAACATTAAATGTGATAGGTTTATCCTAACAACTATACAATTTGGAGTAAGAATGAAGACAAAAGAAACTGTTGCTATTGGCTGGGCTCACGGCGGAAATGTTGATACTGAGTTTGCGCTTTCCATTATGGAAATCATTCGCCAAAAAGGTCAAAAGGTTGGTTCATATTATTGCGTAGAAGGCACAGGTTTACTTGCTAAGAGTCGCAATATTATGGTCAAGCATTTCCTTGACAATACCTCAGATGACTGGCTGTTGATGCTAGACGCTGACGAGCGTATTTCAGTGGAAACCTTTGATTTGCTATGTGCCACCGCAGACACAATTGAGCGACCAGTAGTAGCTGGCTTGTATTTTGCCGCATTGTGGGAGGGACCTAGTTTACGTCCAGTCCCTTTGATTTTTAAGCAGACTGAAGATGGCGCTATTTTGCCAATGGATGACTACGAAAAAGATTCCGTTGTAAACGTGGTTGCCGCTGGTACGGGGTGTCTATTGTTGAGCCGTAAAGCACTGCAGAAGATTCGTGAATCACATGATGAGAACAATCAAGACTGGTGCTGGTTCCAAGATGGCCCTATCGGTGGTAACAAGTGGCTGTCCGAAGACCTATCATTCTGTGCCAAATTACAGCAGTTTAATATTCCTATGGTAGCCCATACAGGAGCAGTCCTACAGCACCACAAGAGCATCTGGGTAGATGCAGTTCACCATGATTCATGGCTACAGCACAACGCCGCTGGTACTGGTCTGGACCAACTAAAATGACATTTATAATTGATGACGGTAGTTGGGAAGCTCCATTATTATTATGCGATGTGTGCCATGATTTAAAAAATGACGTTATGTACACCCCTGGATTAGGAAAGCGGTGTAAAGATTGTCAGTCCTAATGTTTATTGATGGGGTTATTCGTAAAGAGCGAGACCTGTCTATCATCCTTGACGGCGCAGCTATTTATAAATCGTTTAATGAAAATTATCGTGTTATTTTAATGACCACTGACAAGGAAAAAACTTCAGTGTGGTTAAAAACAAATAATTTGTCTAAAAATATTGATGATTTATGGCAGATTGAGGAAGACGTTTTAGGGGAACCTGAAATGAAAGCCATAGACACTCTTAGAAGTAAGGGAAAAATTGATTTTGTTGTTACTAATGACTTGGAATTAGCTAAAAAGTTGTTAGAGGTTGGCATCCTTGTCATGCTTTTTGTTCACCCTCAGTACATTCGTCCAGAGTTCAGGCCAGATGGAAGAAGCGGTAAAAAAAGCTGGGATGAAATTAACGGGGAGTTAGATTTACAGCAGGGTTTGTACGATGAAGATGCCAGACTTGCCGAAGAGGAAGCGCTTGAAGAGGCTGAATCATGGACTTAGTTTACTTAGGCGCAGACGTACCCAGCAACAGGGTAATTATGGAGTCAATGGGGGTACGTAATGTTGGTGTATCCTTTTGGCGTTTAACACAACGCGGGTTGCCCAAAAATAAACGTTACCTGCTAGATAATTACTTTCCAAATTACATGAATATTTATGTGCACCCAGGTCTTCCAGACAACGCGCAAATTAGTGCAGATGAGTTAGAAACTTTTGCCGTAGCTTACGAAGATTTTTTGGCGCACAATATGGAAAGAATTAATTCATTCATTGAAATTGACCACCCAATTTTAAGCAAAAATGCAATAAAAGCACAGCGTGAAGCCGCATGGTCTGATGAAGAAAAGTTTTGGGCCACTATGCGTGAAGACCATTCGTATGCTGAAATTGTAGAGATGTGTCAACAGTACAAAGATATAGCTATACCTTATTCAATTATTGAGGCCGATGTATCACTAGCCGCAAAAACTAGGGCACTATCAACGCAGTTTGGTACTACATTCCATGCTTTAGCTTGCGCCAAGCCTGATAACTTACGTCAGATTCAAGTAGCAACTGCATCTACGCAGTCATGGTTAAGTCCGATGATGCGTGGAGAGACCATTGTATGGGATGGCAATAAGTTAGTACGCTACCCAAAGAAGATGAAAGACCAAGCACGTCCAAGATACAAGGCAGTCTATGAGAAGGCTGGGCTGGATTTTGATAAAATAGTAAACGACGACCCAGTAGAAGTGGCTAAGTTAGCCCTATGGTCATACGACCAGTATGAGAAGAGGTTTAACATGACTAGCCATAAAGCAGATGATTCCGAGATATATGATAGCTCGGTAAATATGCAGGATACCGATAACACGGAAAACACCCCCGTTGTACCTGATAGTAGGGGGGGTCAGATGCGGAAATTTGAAGCACGTAATCCTCAAGACATGATGATGTTACCTGTGTTTGGAACCGAGATTAAGACGGTTGTTGAGAAAGATGAAAACGGTATAGATATCATTCGTGATGTTCCGTTAATGAGGTCTAATGCGACAAGCTTGCGTATGTGTGACACTTGTTTTGTTGCCGCTAATTGTCCTGCGTTTAAGGTCAGTAACACTTGTGCATTTAGCCTTCCAGTAGAGGTAAAGACTAAAGAACAGTTAACAGCTTTACTTAATGCAATTATTGAAATGCAAGGACAACGCATAGCATTTGCAAGGTTTGCGGAAGAAATGAATGGTGGATACCCAGACCCTAATACTAGTCAAGAAGTAGATAGATTATTTAAACTACTGAAGACAATGAAGGATTTGGAAGATACATCATCATACGTTAGGATGACTGTTGAAGCTAAAAATGGGGGCGGAGTTTTATCCCAAATTTTTGGTGAAAAGGCTCAAAATCTAACGGAGTTACCTCACGGCGGATATGGCGAAGAGCAAGTTACTCGCATCATTCAGCAAGGTATTGAAGAATAGTCCTATATTATAGGAAGCCTTTGTTCCAATATGGAACTGCACTGACCACGAAATTAATAGAATAGGATAAGTATGCTGTCATTTAAGTTAGCCGACGACTTCGTAGCAACCTACGAGGGTAAGAAAGTTCCTTGGGGGTACGAGGATGCTGGAGGCAATTCAGTAGGGGAAATTACATTCCTTACAAAGTACTCGCGTAAGAAAGATGACGGCACGAAAGAGACGTGGATAGATATTTGTACCCGTGTAATTAACGGCATGTACTCCATTCAGAAAGACCACTGCAAGACTAACCGTCTGCCGTGGAATGAGAAGAAAGCACAGAACTCAGCCAAGGATGCGTTTGACCGCCTATTCAATTTGAAGTGGACACCTCCAGGTCGTGGGCTATGGATGATGGGCACACCGCTAGTTAATGAGCACAAGAACTCAGCCGCCCTACAGAACTGTTCATTCGTATCCACGGATGCTATGACCAAGCACAACCCTGCTAAGCCATTTGAGTTCCTGATGGAAGCCTCAATGCTAGGTGTAGGCGTAGGGTTTGATGACAAGGGCGCAGACAAAGAGTTCACCATTTACAAGCCTAGTGAAGACGCCCCTGTAACTTACGTTATCCCAGATACTCGTGAGGGTTGGGTAGAATCAACTAAGTTAATTATCAACTCATACCTGCGCCCAGAACAGAATGTAGTTGATATGGATTTCAGCAACATTCGTCCAGAGGGTACGCCAATTAAGACGTTTGGTGGAACTGCCGCTGGACCAGCCCCATTGCAGGCATTGCACGTTAAGTTACGTGATTTGTTTGATGGTCGTGCAGGACAGCTACTTACTAAGGTAGATATTGCTGACATTGGTAACCTAATTGGTGTCTGCGTTGTAAGTGGTAATGTGCGTCGTTCCGCTGAACTATTAATGGGACAGCTAAATGACCAAGACTTCCTCAATCTTAAGAACCCAGAAGTATTTCCTGTACGTAACTCATACCATCCTGATAGCCCAGGTTGGGCGTGGATGAGTAACAACTCGGTAGAGGTCAAGGTCGGAGACGACCTATCGGGCATCGTAGAGGGCATTGCCCTTAATGGTGAGCCTGGGGTTCTATGGATGGATGTTACACGCCAGTATGGTCGTCTAACTGACGCACCAACCAATAAAGATTGGCGAGCCGCTGGGTACAACCCTTGTGCAGAGCAGAGCCTAGAGTCGTTTGAGTGCTGTACCCTCGTGGAGACATTCTTGAACCGCCACGACAGCCTAGAGGACTACAAGCGCACGTTGAAGTTTGCGTACCTGTATGCCAAGACTGTCACGCTCCTACCTACCCACTGGGAAGAGACCAACGCCATCATGCAGCGTAACCGTCGTATCGGTACGTCAATGTCAGGTGTCGCTAACTTCTTTGACCGCAATAACCTTACCAAGCTACGCCAGTGGATGAATGATGGCTACGCAACAATCAAGCACCACGATGAAACATACAGCGAGTGGTTAGGTATCCGTGAGTCAATCAAGATGACTACGGTAAAGCCGTCAGGTACTGTAAGCATCCTTGCAGGTGAGAGCCCAGGTGTTCACTGGACCCCAGGTGGCGAGTACTTCCTACGAGCAATCCGCATGGCTAATGATGACCCAATGCTTCCTCTCTTTGAGTACGCAGGTTACACGGTAGAGCCAGCCAGTGAGTCCCCAAAGACTACTAGCGTTGTGTTCTTCCCTATCAAGTCGCAGGCAAAGCGTTCTGAAAAGGAAGTATCCATCTACGAAAAAGCTAACCTTGCTGCCATGGCTCAGGAGTTCTGGTCAGATAACTCTGTATCAGTAACAGTATCGTTTGATGCTGACGGTGAGAAGAGCGATGTAGGCAAGGTTTTGTCAATGTACGATGGCAAGCTGAAGTCTGTATCATTCCTGCCTATGGGTAATAAGACATACCCACAGATGCCATACACACAGATTACTGCGGAAGAGTACGAAGCATACACCCACAAGTTGCTACGCATTGACTTCTCAGATGTGTACGCTGGACTAGGTGCTGATGCTATCGGCGAGAAGTTCTGCACCACAGATACGTGTGAAGTTCCCTAAACAGCACAGCAAGAAGCCCCCAGCCAATTAGCTGGGGGCATTTTGTTTGTGTTGATTAGGTTTTTTTTCTAAACCATGCTTGATGACTAACAAGTAATTCATCTAGTTGGCCTTGAGCAACGTGACAAAAAGCTTCTACTCCCCAGCGTGGGTCATGGAATGGACCTTTGCCTGACACCCACGTGAAGTCATCAAAAGCAATTGTGCCACCTACCTTAAGGAAGCGGAAAGCATTGACACCATCAATAACTACTTGACTAGCAGTATGGTCACCATCTACATAGATGAAGTCAAACTGCTGAGTATTGGTAAGGAAGAACTTGTTGCTAGTCATCTTCATCTTAGTAACACGAGAGTCAAAGCCAACCTTAGAGTCATAGACAGCCTCTACATCAGAGAAGTCCATAGCATTGTGAACCTCTTCATCACTACCTTCCCATGTATCTACATCTGTAATCTGAGCCTTGGTGTTGTCTAGAAGCCAACGCGTGGCGTCACCTGTGAACGCACCAATCTGTAAGACGTGCTGGTCTTCAGTCAGGTCAGGGCAGATGTTCTCAAAGAAGGGTTCGGCAGCCGAAGCAAACCAGTTAGGATACTTACTCATTGTTTTCTAGTGACGGCCAATTACCGTCAAGTACCATGAGTGCAATGATGCCATAATTGGCTAGGTCAATGAAAGAGTCTCTCAATGACTCATGCTCAGGTTCTACGCCAGAGTCAATCAAGTTGTTGATACGACTAACCTTGTCAAAGATACGAACCCGTAGACCATTGAGTGGCCCACCTGGGGCTCGGCTAATGTTGTATGGTCCGTAGTCTTTCTGTTTACTAACCAACAAATCTCCTGCTGTTACCAATAGGTCTGTTACGTCTAGCGTAAACTTAGCCATGTCTGTTGTCATGTCTCTCTCGTTTCTACCAGCCACCGAGGCAGGTTTCGTGTGTGTGTTTCCAGTGATTGTAACGTAAGTCATTCTTAGTGGGTGCAAACATCTCTGTGTTGCAGGTACGGCACAGGTATGACCATTCTTCAGCGAAGAAGTCGTATTGGTATCCCATTACGCATCAAGAGGTAGCATGATGATTGGGGTCTTGTCTCCAAGCCACGCACCTAAACAGTTGAAGCTAATGTATTCCATAGCCTCTTCTACATCCATGCTGTCACGCTGTACAAGTACCTCTACCATCTTTTCCCATGAATAGATTGGTAGTGGGGTTTTACTGCACCTGACTCCCATGCCAATGAAAGCCTCGTCAAATCCATCTAGCATGTAGACACCCTCGTATCCACTCTCTACTAGCATCTCATTTAGTGTAGGCATTTAGTATCTCTCCAAGTTCTGTAATCTCTATTGGTGCTTCTGTTTCAATCCATACCTTAGCACCACAGGGCAAGGGATTGTCTGGCTGGTACACGACCGTACTCTCTCCAAGTATCTTCAAAGACTGAACATAGCCAATGACTTTGTTGCCCTTGCGGATAGTGATAGGGGGCTTGTTAGTGCCGTGCTTTTTATTGGAGCGTATGGTGTTGCTGTTGATGTGGATACGGTAAGGCATCTCTACTCCTACGGGCACTGCGACGGGCAGAAGTGAGCCGAAACAACGAAGTCTACGTTGCTCTCTTCGTCTCCGTCGTAGTGATGTGCTGGGCACTGGATAAGGTCTACGTCAGTTGTCTGGTAATCAAACACCAAGTACCCATCTAAGAATACGTGCTCATCTGTTACACCAAGTTTGCTGAGGTAATCCAAAAACTCTCTCACGTCTTTGACGGTCAAGTTATCTTTCGGTGCTTTCGGTGTACTGATACTAATGTCTGCGATTGTCTCTAGCGCCATGCTCTGCTCCTGTTATCCATCTCTATTGTGGTGAGTGTGCGTAGCAATAACTCGCTCATAGTCATACCCAGTGCGTGTGACACTTCGTAAATGAACTTGCTTGACGGGTCTTTCATGCCACGCTCAACCTCACTCAAGTATCCCACAGATACTCCAGCGGTGGTGCACACGTCTCTCACGGCTAGGTTTTGGCGGACGCGCTCGTCTCTGATTGTTCTACCAATGTATTCTTTTAGGTAAATCATTCGCTGTCCTCCTCTTCTTCATCTTCCGTGTAATGACTCTCATTGACTGTGCCACCGTAGTATTCAATGGCTTCCGTAAAGTCCTCAACACTATCGTACTTGCACTCTTGGACAAGGTACTTCAACGCTAGGTCTCCCCACTTGTGGGGCTTCTCTGCCACGCGCTCTGCGTTGCTAAAGTCGTAGGTGCTGTGAGCGTTGTCATACCCAGCGAGCGCACAGACGTACCCATACAGGAGCACATTGCCGTACCAACTGATAGGTAGTGTCACTTCTAGGTAGGTCTTATTGGTGGTGTGGCGCTCTTTGACTGACACACGGCACACCCAGCCGTGGTCGCTCTGCGCTGGGTGGCTCGTGTAGTAGGTGGGGTCATCTGCCATCCAAAAGTAGTAATCAGACATGGCTATCTTCGTCCTCTCTTGCTGGTGCTTCATAGTCGCACTCAGCGCATTGGTAGGCGCTACCATTTGGTATGCGCTTGGGGAATACTTCACTGCACCAGTCGCAGGAGTATTGGTATGGGTAGCACTTCAAACAGTTGTAGGCTCCGCAGCCGTATGGGTCTGCTTCAATTTCAATCTCTGGTATGTATCCCTTGCGAGGGGACACGTCGCTCTTACTTGCTTGCCACTTAGCCATGCTCTTACACCTCTCGCTTCTCAGGCATTACTCGGACTCCTGCAACCTCTGACCAGTCGCAGTAGTTAGTTTCAGTGAACGGGAGGAGTGGGAACTCTGCTCCGTCTCGCACCAGTTGTGATGCTTCTTCGGGTGAGTCAGCCTCTACGACGTACTCAACGTGCATGCTTACCTTGTACCTAGTCATTGTAAATCTCCGTTACTCTTTGGATTGCGCGAGCAAAGCCCAAGTGCCAAGTCTCGTCTAGGGAAATCTCGTGGTCGTCTAACTCTGACCAGCGCTCCTTGTCCTCTTTGATTACATCAGACAAGTAAGTCTGTAGTGCTAGTAGTAGTTCTTGCTTGTTCATGTTAGTTCTCCTCTGCTACATCAAGCATTGAGTCCAATAGATGTATTAGTCCTTCTAGTACATCTTCTCCAAACAATCCGTCCCAGTTATCCGATAGTTCACTGAGGTCAGGTAGTGCTTTACTGCCTACTAAGTCTAGTAAGTAGTTACGTTGGTTGCGTAGTAGGTCTACATCTACGTTAGGTGTGAGTATGTCCACGTTAGTTCTCCTCTTGGTAGATGTTCAGGTTGTCTGAGCCACAGGTATCTATGCCACAGATAGTTCGCTCGTCATCATACGACCAGTAACTAACTGAATACTCATCAACTACGTCTCCGTGCTCGTTGTAGACAATCATGGCTCGGTCAATGTAGGGAACAATGAACCTGCTGGTGTTGCCACAGTCTAGGCATTTGGTGTTTATGATTTCCATTACTTGCTCTCCTTGGTTGAGTCTTCTGGTGAGACCTCAACAATGATTATCTCGCCGTCAGCCCACGCGTTCTTGGTGATGAAGTACCCAATGACATTGACTCGGCTGTAGCCATTGACAATGTAGGTTCCACCGTTGTCTCCGTCTCCATACGTCCAGACGTGATTTTGCAGAGCCCTATTGACCTCAAAGATAGTGAGCAGGTCGTCTCCGTAGGTCTCGTACATGGCTCCGTTGCCGTCCTCATCTTGCCACGAGGCGTTCTCTCGGTCATTGACGTTGTTGGTCAGTACGTACTTCTCTTGCCACGTCTCCGTGTCAAGTTTGATGACTGTCTTCATCAGTTTGTCTCCTGTTCGTCGCAGTTGGTGCACCAGTCGTAGTGCTCGTAGTTAGCCTTGTAGTGCCGTGTCACGGTAGCGTCCGCTGTGCAGGAGTCACAGATACCCTCAAGGGTATGTGGGTACACAATGTCTCCTACTTCCAGCACTGTGAAGTCGTGCAGGTAATCATCTGGGTTCACCATAGATAGCAGTTCAGGTAGCCCGTTGTCACAGCCATAGAAGACCTGCTCGTCGGACTTGCCTGACAGTGGGTAGATGTACTCGTCGTCTCCATCTGGGTTAGGCTCAAAGGAGAAGAAGACCGTGGTGGTCAGTTGCTCCTCGTCGTTCCAGCGGATAAGCGCGTATGCTCCGCACGGTGTGGGCTCGTTCACTGTGTTCTCCACTTCAATCTCGTAAAGGTCTTCATCATGCTTCGGGCACACTGCAAAGTATCCCTCGCTGACATTCTCAAACGATACGCCTGTACCGCAACGTAGGCAAGTAGTCACTGGTTCTCCTCGTAGTCTTCGTGGGTCAGAATGAAATCGGTCTCGTGGAATGTGAAGTAGTATCCAGCAGGTAACTGGCTGGTGAGCCACTCCACAGCCTCGTCCAGTATCCACGATAGGTCTTCTAGGTCGTCCGCGGTGGGCTCGCGTGGCACGTCCATGATGAACAGGTCATACCACGTCTTCCACGTCTTCATGTCGTAGGCTGACCAGCCCCATGTGTTGATAGCACCTTTGATAATCTCAAGGTTCTGCTCAACGGCTGTGTACACGGTCGCTCCCGTGACCCAGACTCCTAGGTCGCGGTCGGATACATCAGATAGTTTCATGCTAGACCTCTGATGTATTTAGTGATGCGAACAACCGTGTCGTACTGAGCCCACGTTTGTGGGTCTTCTTTTGCGTCTTGACATTCGGACATAGCACCGTTGCAATCACAAGTGAAAGCAAATGGTGTGAAGCGCTCTGCAATCAAGTCCGCTAGTTCGGCGTTAGTCATTACTTTACCTCCACTTCTTCCAATGTCATTTCAGCCCCGTCTCCACAGAACCTGAACCCTGTTGCCACAATGATTTCCCCAGAGGAGTCCACATCAAATACTGCGTTAGGTAGCAGTGCACCAATCATCACGTACAAATCTGTAGGTGTCTCTATCTGACTCATTACTGTCTCCTGTCGTCTTCTTCGCAATCTGCGTATTCGTATTCGCCACAGTACAGGCACAGGCTGACGTGACAGCCCTCTTCGTGTCCCTGCTTTGGGCAGTCTTGCCAGTAGGCGTTCTCATCTGTGCACTCACACTTGACCAGCACAGTATCTGCTGGCACTCGCATTGTGATAGTGAGGTCGTTGTCACTCATCTTCCACCTCTTTCACTACACAGGCAGACATAATGTCTGTGCGTAGTAGGTCTAGTAGTTCGTCGTACACTACGTCAGCCAAGTCAAAGGGCTGGTACTGGTCATAGACCTCTGGGTCAATGACCAGTTCAATCATCACGTTGTACTTCATAGCGACTGCACCGCCTCTTTCATTGTGTCTGTGGCATTGTCTGGGAAGTATGAGGCTACCCATAGTTGCTTGCCAGCGTAGTTCTCACTGACTTCTAGGTGGTAGTAACACAGTGGGTTACGAGCCCACTCGTCACGATAGGTCAGTGGGTCAAGACCGAAAGCCCAGTTACGGAAGAATTCCATAAGACTCTCGTCAGTGATTGGGTGTGCACCCAGCCCGTACTCGCCTGTCGCTAACATCTCCTTGATGAGAGTCTCCTCGTCAAGGCTCATTGACCATGTTGCTGTGATAATTGCCATGCTAGTCCTGCTCCTCCATACGTAGTTTCCAAATGTCTGTTGCCAATAGTGCTCGTGTATCGTCTGAGGCTTCTTCAATCTCAGCCCAGTCTTCGCTGGTAAACAGTTCAGTGTTCACCATAACGATACCCTCAGCGTCTCCATAGTTGCCGTCTTCGGCAAAGTAGTGAGTATTCACGTCAGTTCTCCTTGTAGTTCTCGTCGTGGTCTGCACAGTGACAGCAATCAACGCACACGGGCTCGCCACTCTTCATAAATGCCTGACAGCCGTACTCGTCAATTGGTGCAGTGTTGCAGTCCATGCATAGCCAGCCCTCGCTGGCGTATGTGTACTGTTCGCTTGTAGCGTTCATTGTTCTCCTCTAATCCTTGCTGTTAGGCAACTGTAGTTCATAAATGGTGAACAGGTCAAGTGCTGTGACATACCAGCCGTCCTCGTCCCTGAACGCCTCTTGTGGAGGCTTGGTGTGCTCAGGGAGCCTGATAGCGTGGCTCGGGTATCCGTACTGGACACAGCGGTACGCGTCCAGCAGGGCTGGTAGCAGTTCCAGCGGTACGGGCTTGTTGGTCATGAATTGGTTCATAGTCCAGTCTCCACTTCTTCAATGTCAAAGTCCCATGATTGGGCGAACGGGCTGAACCCTGTCTCACGTCGTACAAGTTCGTCAGCCTTGTTGATGATTACAGCGTCATTGACTTCAGTGTCTGACTCCACTTCAACGGTGGTCTTCAGGACGTAGTAGTCCGCTATGAATGTGACTCGGTATGCGCTCATTAGTTCACCAGTACTTCTATGACGATAAACGTACCGTCTTCGTAATCGGGGGTCAGGCTGTCAGCGTAGGCACGAGCGTCCACCGCGCTGAAGAATAGGGCTGGCACTGCGTACTCGCCTTGATTGTAGTCATCACGTGTTACTACGGCATAGATTGCGAGCCCTTTGGAGTCGCTAGCGACGAGTTCGCTTTCAATGAATGTGTAGTTGCCCTGATTGTAGGCGTGAATAGTTGTGTATCCCTCGGGGACTTCAACCTCGTAGTAACTCACTGCTGTGAGCATTTTGGTAGGCATTATGAGCGCTCCTTGTAGTAGATGTTGTGAGGCAGTCTGCCGTCACGCTTGATTACTTTGGTAGCCGTGTCAATGGCTTCTTGCCGTGTCACGTCTCCGTACACGGTTAGTTCACTATCTGACTCCACACCCTCGTACTGAACATACCAAGCGGTAGGTTCAGCCTCTGGACGTGATAGGGACAGGTAGTCACGAATGTCCTCAGCCTCCCCGTCCACGGTCTGGATTTCGTACCATTCGTCTGGGTGATTACTCATCATCATTACCTCGTTCTGTATCGCATTTCCAACAAACTTGACTTTCCCCGTCACCCAATACGCGAACCCACTTCTTATCGTCGCATTTGTCGCATACGTCTAGGTATGCGTATGGGTCTTGCCACTTGACAATCCGCTTACCCATTGTCCTCACCTTTCGTGATTACCTTGATTACTGATAGACCAGTGGTGAATGTGTCACCACATAGACAGCGGACGTGTGCCACTGACCATTTGCTCGTGTGTGTTTCACCAATGAAAGTCACTACACCAGTTGCGTTGCGCTTACTGCCTGATGTGACTTGCACGGTATCGCCAACCTGAACAGTGCTGTTCATGCTGTGCTCCTCTCGGGGTCTGGCGTTGTTGCCATGCCTCCACCTTACGCACAAGCGCTGACAGAGAACAAGTGGATTGGGCACTTATTTTGTAACGATTAGATAACGCTG